CACGATTGGCCGGATCGTGTCACGGATTTTTTGTATAAAGGGCCAAAGATCCTGATGGATCGGAGGCCCTATCTTGCCTGACGAGGAGAAGACAACTGGAATTCCCGCCAAGATGCGGGTGCCGCGGAACTACACCCTTTCCGCGGCAGCCATCGAGGCACGGCGGCGAAATGCCAAGAAATCCACCGGGCCGAAAACCCCTGAGGGCAAGGCCGCCAGTTCCCGTAACGCCTGGAAACACGGCCTCTACGCGTCTTCCAGGCTTCTCCAGTTCGCCAAGCCCTGCCGGTCCACCTGTCCGAAATTCTCCGACTGCGAAATCGTCGGGAACGGCGTAACCAGCCCGGGGGGCGACTGCCTGGACAAGGAACACCTGCTCGAGGCAGTGATCGCCATCGACAAGGCGGTCCGCGAGCAGGACACGGACAGCCTGAACGAGCTGGTCGCGTTCGAGCTGGCGGAGATCCTCCAGGTGATCCGCCGCCTGAGGGCCGACATCCTTGAGGACGGCACGATCATCAAATCCGAGAAGCTGAATAAAGAGGGCGAGGTGATCGGCTATGAATACAAGCTCCATCCCGGGCTGCTGGCGTTGCCCAAGCTGCTTTCTGACTTCGGCCTGACGCTACCCGACTTCCGCCTGACACCGAAGGAGATCCACCGGTCGAAGGACGTGGAGGATGGCGTGCAGACGATCGCGCAGATCCTGTCCGGCGCCGGGACAGCCAGCCGGGAGAAAAAGGAGTAATGCCGCTCGTTCAGGAGATGGAGCCGGTCCGGACGGTCGAGGACCTGAAAGAGGGCATTCTCGTGCCGGAGGAGGATTTCGAGCGCTGGCTCGAGCGGCACGACTGGACCTGGCATCAACTGGCGCGTGGCGAATTCCCGGCACCCTATGCATCGCTAGACGAGTTTCAGCTTCGATGCATCACATCCGATCCGTACCTGTTCTGCAGGGCCTTCCTCCGTGAGCCGACCGACCCGGATCACAAGGACCCCTTCAATTTCTTCGATTACCAGCTCGAGAGTCTGCGGTTCCGGGGCAATACGATCCACCAGTGCGGCGCCGAGGTGGGCAAGAGCCGGGAGATCTTGGCCAAGAGCATGTATTACGCCTACACCACGATGGGCGGATCGGGTCTGATCGGGGCGCCGCTCCAGGTTCATCTGGACGAAATCGTGGAGATGTGGGAGGACCAGTGGTCCTGGAACCCGAAAATTCTGGCCGGCCGGAACGTCAGGAAGCACCAGAAGAAACCGCATCACAAGATCATTCTCAGCAACGGATTCAAGCTCGATTTTCGGCCCTCCGGCCACGACGGCGCGGCATATCGAGGCGTCCACGCGGCCACCTTCGCCTTCAAGGACGAGGCGGCCAAGGACAAGAACGAGAAAACCTGGTCCGAATTCTGGCGGGCGATGAAACCCGGATGCGTGGCCGGGATCTATTCGGTCCCCGACGGCGATCGGAGCTGCGAATACTATCGCCTTTGCCAACGGGCCGAGGGGAAAGGAGACGAGGCGGATGGCACCACCGGCGTTGCAGCGAATCTTACGTTCCGAAAATTCAAGTGGCCAAAGACCCTTATGCCGCCTCCTTTCTGGACGCCGGAGCGCCGACGGCATTTCTTCGACGTCTACGGTGGAGAAGATTCTCCGGGATACCAACACAACGTCCTCGGCGAACACGGCGATCCGGAATCTTCTGTCTTCCCGACGCATCAGTTGAACGCCTGCGTGAAGGAAATTCCGGAATACCGGTGTCTGAAGATTTCGGTTGATCAGAAACATGACGAGGTGTCGATTTACGGTTTTAAGTACGGCGTGACGGCCGGGGACGACGGCCCGGTCCCGCAGGAGACGGTCCTGCTGGACGACATCCGGTCGGCCCGCGGTTTCTTTGAGCAGGACGAGGATGGGGACTCGGATTTCAAGCGGATGATCCGCGGTTTCTTCGTGGCCACGCCGGGGCTGCTTTTCGGCGGCGCCGATCTCGGCTTCTCATCGGATCCGACCGAGATTCGGGTCAAGCTGATTCTCGGCCGCCAGGAGCGGCTGGTTGCCAGGCTGCGGCTCCAGTCCGTGACCTACGATCAGCAGTGCCAGGCGATCGACGCCCTGGACGATCTCTACGACGGAGGTCGGCTGGAGATGCGCTGGGGCACGGACTTCGGCAATGCCGGATCGGCCGTGGCGCATGATCTGCAGGGGCTCGCCATCTACCGCCACAAGGCCTACGATCAGCGACTCTACGGCTACATGTTCGGGGCGACAGCGGACAATGTGGACGAGGACGGCGAGGAGATCATCGACGCCAAGACCGGCAAACCGGCACGGATCACGCTGAAGGAGCTGGCCACTGACCTGATGGTCAAGAAGATGCAGCGCCGCGAACTGGAATATCCGCCCGACCCGGATATCCTGATCGAATACCCGAACCACACGGTCCGGCAGGGGCAGGGCCGGAGGATCTACAAGGGCGAGGACGATCACCAGATCGACGCCGATAGGGTGGCTATTCTGTGCCGCGTGCTCGAGACCGCCGCGGCGGACTTCTTTGAGTGAACTATGAGACTGTTCGGATTCGATTTCACGCTCAAACGACCTGGCAGCGCGCAGCCGAGTGGAGGGTGGCAGCTTCGCCCCACGGACGGCCAGGGACCGTATACCAAGTATTTCCAGTCGTTCGTGCCCCGGGAAATCGATGCGGAGTTCTACGAATTTCTCCGGGAAGCCATTCCGATCATCGATGGCGGCATCCGGCGCCTGACCTCGCTCGATGGGCACCTGACGGTCCACGGCGACAATCAGGCGCTGGTGGACGAAATCCGGGACTGGATGGACAACGTGCCCGTCAATGATGGGCTCATCTCTGCGGGCGGTGAAGAACCGATCCGCCTGCAGCGCGGTCTTCAGGCTTTCCACACGACCTTGTCGAACGAGGGATTCGAGCAGGGCTTTGCGCTGGGTGAATTCGTCACGGACGCCAGCCGGCGGGACATCGTTCAGCTCAGGGTGGCCGACAGCAAGTTCATTCGTTTCCGGCGCAAGGCCGCCGGCCTCGAGGTTCTGCAGAAGGCGGACGAGGATCACGACTGGCGGCCGCTCAAGCCGGGCAACCTGCTCTACTGGTCCATCGACAACGAGGCCCAGAATCCCTACGGCACGTCCATCATGCGCAGCATGGAGTTCGTGTCGAAGATCCTGGCGACGATCCACAACGCCACGCTGAACGTGTGGGAGCGTTTCGGGGATCCCAGTTTCGAGATCATCTACAAGACGGCGAAACGCGACCAGAGCATCATCGCCGGCCGCAAACAGACGATCGCCGATGAATTCAACGATGCGATCCGGGCCAAGCGCGAGGGCAAAAGCGCGGATTTTGTCCGGGCCATCGACAAGGATTCGGACATCTCGATCAAGGTGATCGGCGCGGATAACCAGGTGCTGGAACTCGAAATGCCGGCCCGGCACGTGCTGGAGCAGGTCTGTGCAAAGTTCGGGCTTCCGCCCTGGATGCTCGGCCTGCACTGGTCCACCACCGAGCGCCTGGCCAACTACGAGACGGAGATGGTCCTGGCCGACGTGGCCACCCGCCAGGCCGCGAAACTGCCGCTCTTTACCCGGCTGGTCGAGACCATGCTCCAGCTCCGCGGCCGGAAATGGAAGAAGGGGGACTGGTATCTCGAATTCGAGACGGTGAACCTCCACGACGAGGTCGCCCGGGCCCAGGCCCGCTTCCTGAACGCCCAGGCCGACATGTATTACCTGCAGAACGCCGAGGCGGCGGGGATTGATTTGGATGTCGCGGATCTGGCCATCGGGAAGACATCCGGAAAAAAAAAGCCCTGAGGCCGGCCGCCGGCCACAAACCCGGCTGTGAATGCGGCTGCAAGGCCCGCGCCGGCGCCAAGGAAATCCATCGTCCCTTTTCCTGGCCCGAACTCGACGCCCGCGAGCGCGAATACGAAAACCGTCTGAAGGCCGACTGGAAGGATCTCCGGGACGAAATTTTCCGGATTCTGAAACTGCCGGTCCCGAAGGCGGCCAAGGGACCCGAGCAGTTGCCGCCCCTCGAGGGCTTCCGGTATTCGCCGGAGCAACGGGCCGCCATCATGAAGGCCCTGCGGGATTTCATCGGGATCTATCGCGCGGACGCCCCGGACTCCCCCGTGACCTGGTACTACGGCCAGGCCTGGAGCCTGGGACTTATCCAGGCCGCCCGGATGGCCGGCCGGGAGCGGCCGGTGCTCCATATCTTGCGGAACCGGGAAATCCTGGACGAACTCTACAGGTCCGGCTTCGATCTGGTCCGGAACAACGCCACGAAAGCGATCGTCGAACGGATACTGCCGGAACTCGACGCCCAGGTCCTGACAGGCACCAACCCGCGACACGTCGGGGCCCGCCTGAAGAGACTGTTCGGGGCCAAGAACTCCGACTGGGAGCGCCTGGCCCGGACCGAGCTGTCGATGGCCGCCGAACGGGCGAAACTCGACGAGTGGCGGGCCGAGGGCGTCGAAATGATCGAATTCGTCCCGGCGCCGGACGCCTGCCCGATCTGCGAGGCCCTGGCCGGAGAGTATCCCGTGGCCGTGGCGCCCGTGCCGGGCCGGGACACGCACCCCAGGTGCCGCTGCGCCACCACGGTGGCGGAGAGCGAGGTGCCCGGAGAACCCGGTCCGAAACCGCAACAGCCGGAATAATAAGTTAAGGTCATAATTTTATAAATAAATCTTATAGCAAGCGTTGTTGTTCGTGTGCTACTCTTTTCTCAGGTCGTCAAGCGGCTTTGAACCTTCCCGGTTACTGTTCTTAAAAGAATCAGGAATTTGCCGATAAGTAAAGAAGAGGTGGCACGGTGGCGAGGGAGATAGAGGAAACCCCTGTGCTGAAGGGGAAGGACGCCGAAAGGTTTCTGCGCGAGGCACGTGAAAACGAGTCCGGTCTGCGTAAGGTTTCGTCCGAAGACTACAAGCGCGCCGCCGAGATTTACGCGCGAGTGATATGCAAGGCCCGCTCCCGTCTCGACTTCTGATCCCCGCGTTGTAATTGATCGAAGATTTCACGCTCAAACGTCTGACCGCGGATCATGCTCTCAAGGGTTTCGACTGCGGGGATGACGATCTGAACGAATTTTTCCACGAAGACGCCAAGAAGTATCTCGACGACCTCCTCGCCGTAACCTACGTTTTCGAAGACGGAAAACGGACAGCCGCGTTTTTCAGTGTTTTGAACGACAAGATAACGAACGAGGATGCCGGGAAGAATCATTGGTTTACGAAGCTGGTCAAGAAAAGCAAAATCCCCGACAGAAAACGCAGATCATCCTACCCCGCGGTGAAAGTCGGAAGGTTTGGGGTCCACAAGGACCTTAGAGGAAAGGGGCTGGGATCTGAAATTCTCGATTTCATTAAAGGATGGTTCATTCTCAACAACAAGACCGGTTGCCGTTACATCACGGTCAACGCCTATAACTGCGAATCCGTTACAGGTTTCTACAAGAAGAACGGGTTCGAGTTTCTGACATCCACGGATAAAGAGAAAAAAACGAGACTGATGTATTTTGACCTGATTCGGTTAAGGCCCTGACCGGCCGATTTTCGGCATAACAAAGGCGGCCCTGACGGGCCGCCTTTGTTATTTGAACTTCGCTTCATCCGGTCAGCAGGACATTGCGAGCCGCAGCCGGCCGCGCCGGCGCCGGGCACGGGCCAGCTCCTGCCCATCCAGTTCGCTCTCGATGTTCCAGATCAACACGGCCATGATGTCCCGAGGGTAATTTCGGTACTCAGCCGGAAGCCCAGTGACCATTTCAGAGAAAATCAGCATGTCCAAGGCCAGGCGCAGCAACCAGCCCACCTCCGGCAGAAGTTCGGGCAGCGGTTTTTCCCGCCCCTTGTGCCGGGCGGCCATGTCGGCAAGCAGCCGATCGGTGATTGAACCACACGGCATCTGCCGGTGAAGCTCCCGCAACCCCTCGACACCCGCCGGAAGCTCCCGGGGGAGGATCCCGGACTCCATCCGTTTCCTCACCTGCCGATCGGCCTCCTCGTACCACTCGCGAATCACCTTTGAAACATTGATCCGCCCGGGTTCCCCGGGCGCCTTTTTCGCCCACCCGTATTTTTTCGCCGTCTTCTTTGTGGTTTTTGTCTCCGTCGCCATCTTTCATGTCCTCCTATGGGTTTTAGCCATCCCCGGACACAAAAGTGCCCGAGTGTTGCTACGGCCCCATAGAAGCCGCCCTACGCCTCGCGACGTAAGGACACTCGGGCACAGTCGATACGCCCGTAAATGAAAATCCCCCTTTCCGCATCCGGTTTCGGTCGCGGAGGCCGGGGCAGCCCCATGGGTTTTAGCACCCCCAGTTTAGGGCGGCCCCGGAGATATTGTCAACCCCTGGGCACTGTCGGCGCCATTACAAAAAAGTGACACGATTGGCCGGATCGTGTCACTTTTTTTTGCTACAACACGGTAAACCGATCTGGAGGTTGCCATGTCCGACGAGCTGAAACAGCGCATCGAGGAGCTGGAGCGCCAGAATGCCGAGCTGAACGATCAGGCCGCCAAGCTGGCCGCCGACCTGGCCGACCGCGACAAGCAGCTTCGGGACTTCAAGGGTCCCGGCGTGGAAGGGAAGAAGGGCGTCGTGACGATCGATGACGTTCTGACGGGAAAAACCCCCGCCGCGGCGGAGAAGAAGGGAAAAAAGGGCGGCCGCAAGCGGAAGTGAAAACCAAGCGTTTCGGCATCAAGGCCCTGGGCGGCGGCGCGGAGGTCACGGACGAGATCCTGGCCGCGATCAACCGCTACGCCCTCACGCCGCTTACGGCCGATGATGTCTACGTCCGCAAATTCCTGCTGGCCCACAACGCGATCGACCGCGACAATGAACGCTTTCCCGATCAGATCCTGGACGATTTCGCGGCCACGCTGCCCGGCAAGGGCCTGCTCACCGGGCACAAACGGCCGGAGCCGGGCGTAGGGCTCTGGTTCGACGCCTGGACCGAGGAGATGAGCCCAGCCGAGTTCAACGCCCTCACGGGCGAGGAAGCGAAGCTGCCTGATGGTGCGAAGAAGGTGAAGGCGCTGTTCGGGCGGGCGTACATCCTCCGTATTCCCGAGAACGAATCGATCATCAAGCAGATCGACGGGGGCGTTTACCGACACGGCTCCATCGGTTTTTCGGCGGCCGACCTACGGGCGGTGAAGAACGACCCGAACGGCTCCCCGCTCTACTGGGAATACGTGCCGCCCGGCGAGGCCACGGAAGCCTCCCTGGTCTGGCTCGGGGCCCAGCCCGGTGCCGGGGCCCAAAAGGCGGCAACGCAGCCGGACACGGGCCAAGGACATGACAACGAACCTCAAGGAGGCAAGAAGGCAATGAAGGAATTTTTGAAGAAGGTCTCGGAGATCCTCGGTAAGACCTTCGGGGATGAGGACGGCGCGGGCGTGCTCGAGGCCGTGAAGGCCATGAAGGACGAACTCAAGCAGGCCCTCGACCGGGTGGCCGAACTCGAGCCCATGGCCGAGATCGGACAGGCGTACCGCGACAGCCTGGTCGACGATTACGTCCGGATGAAGGCCCTGTTGAAAGAGGCCCCGACGGACGAGGACGGACAGAAGAAGATCAAGGCTTTCGCCGGAGCATTCCCATTCGATTTTCTCAGGGGCGAAGTGAAGGCCCTCGAGAGACGGATCAACGAACGATTCCCCGACAATCCTCAGCTCAAGGGTGGGGATCCGGAGTCCGGGCGCAAGGCCGCCGGCGACGAAAATCCGCTGATTCCGAAGGAGGGATAATCGATGGCAACCGCAACCCCGCGGGGTGGAGTGACCCTGAATCGCACGCTGGAATACGCTCATACGGCCGCCACGGCGCCCGGCGACGTCCTGGTGGTGAACGGCAACGTCGTGGTCGCGGTCAACTCCGCAGATGCCGACGAGGACAACGTCTATATCTTTCGCGGCCCTGTGGAGTTTCCGAAGGAGGCCGGCCTGGCCATCGCCCCAGGTGAGACCTGTTACTGGGTGGCCGCCAACGGGAACATGAACAAGACCGCCTCGGGGAACACCCGGGCGGGGATCGCAAAGGAGGCGGCCGCGGCGTCCGACGCCACGGTGCTCATCGAGCTGCAGGAAAACGGAGGGTAAGATGAAGATTTTCGGGCGAAAGGTCATCGAGTGGTCGCGGCTGCACGACATCCCGGCCGCCGATCGAAAGAACAAGGTTCTCGAGGCGATCAATCACTTCGTGAAGAAGCTCATGGATTCCCCGGTGCCGATGGTGTCCGCCGAAAAGATGCAGGGGGCGGACGCGAACCTTCAGGGCGCCGTGCCGGTGATGCTCGTCATGAGCGATACCGTCAAGCAGCCCGACCGGGGCTACGAGCTCATCTTCCGCGAGGTGGACATGCGACAGTCCAGCTCTCCCACATTCGACATCCTGGATGTGAGCGGGGGGGTGACATTTTACCAGCAGAAACCGGGGCAGGAAGCCAAGCTCTCGAAGCTGCCGGCCGGCGCGAAGACCAGCGTCGGATTCCTTCGCTTCACGGGAGGCTTCCCGATCCTGGACGACTGGCTGCGGTTCAACCAGTACTACAAGATCGATCAGCTCACCGCCGACACGGTGCGACGCTGGTTCGACAAGCGGGCGGAGCTGTTCTACGGCCTGCTGACCGCGCTTGGCAGCGGGATCAACGAGGCGTTCGACACGGACGACGCCACCACGATCAACAACGCGTGCGTGCAGATCCTGACCGATCTGGATGCGGCCGGCTATGTGGTGGATGAAGGCAGCGAGTTCGTGATCGCCTGCAATCCGGTGCTGAAGTTCCGGATCCTGAAGGCCCTGGCCGCCTCATTCCTGAATCCGAACTCGAACACCAACCAGGTCGTTTGGAACATCGGGGCCGTGATCACGACGACCAAGCTGCCGAGCACCAGCTACTACGTCTGTCTCCCGGGCGAGAAGGCCCAGCGCGGGGAATGGGAAGACCTGAACACCCGAGAGCCCCAGCGTAACGAGCTGGTCCTCGGCGCCGACCACGTCTGGACCGGGGCGTACAATGGCGCCATCGCGGAGACACGGCAGTTCCGCCGCTGCGCGCTCTCGTAGCCTGATCCCAAATCCTGCAGAGGCAGGATTCGATGAGTGCCGGGGGTCGGGCGACCGGCCTCCGGCATTTTCATAAGCCATGGCCAAGATCACCGCACAGGAACTGAAAGACGACGGCTGGACAGCCGAGGCTTTCGGCAAGGACGCAGGCAGCTTCGACACGTGGCTGGATTCGGCCGTGATCGCCCGGGCAGAGGCCGAACTGCGGGCCCGGCTCGGCGACGGCGTTTACGATTCCACGACCGCGCCGACGGCCACGAACGTGACCGAGGCCGAACGGGCACTCTGCGAGGAGATCCTCTGGCAGACCCGACACCGGCTGAAGAGCCAGCAGGTGAACGCCGGGGGCGGTGAGCCCGGACGGCCCGGGCGCTCGACCGAGCAGATCGCTGCGGATGGCAGCCGCAGCCGAGCCGAGGAGCTGATCGCCGTCATCCTGGACAGCGGCCTGGCTCTCGGCCTGGTCGAGTCCACGCATTTCGACAACTCCGCGTCCGTCTCCGGACTGGAGACCCCATGCTGAACATCAGCCTGACAATCGAGAATGAGAAGGCTGTGCTTCGCGGCCTGGAGCTTCTGCCCGGGCGTCTCGACCGGGCAGTGAAGCGGGGCCTCCGGAAGGCCGCCGGAGGTGTGCATCGGGAGGCCCTGGCAAGGCTTTCGGGCAGGGGGAAGAAGGCCTCCAAGGCGCCGCCCGGCGGCTATCCGGTGCCGCGCCGGACCGGCCACCTTGCCCGCAGCCTGGACAAGCTCGGCCCCGCCAGATCGAAGAGCGCTGGCGGCGAGACCTTCCGCACAGGGCCCATGGAGGCCATGGTCTACGCTGCTGCCGAATACGCCCGGGTGATTCACGAGGGCCGGGGCAGCTCGGCCAAATTCGGCCCACGGCCCTATCTGACCGACGCCCTCGAGGCATTCAACCGGGGCGCCGGCATAGCCGGGGCCATTGATGCCGAGATCCGCAAGGAGATCGAGCAGGACTGGACATGAGCTTCACGGCGGTCACCGACGACATCAAGATCACCCTCGAGTCCGACGCGGCCCTGAACGCCTTCTGCACGAGTCGCTGGGGCCGCTCGCTCACCGTGAAGAAGGCCTTCCGGCAGCGGACCGAGATCAACATGAGCGAATTCCCAATCGCGCTCATCACCAGGCCCGAGGTCGAGAAACGTTTCCTGATCGGCGCGCGGGATGCGACCCACACGGTCCGGATCTATGTCGGGTTCAAGCAGACGGACCCGGAAGCGGCCCAGGACGACCTGGTCGTCCTCGAGGAGCTGATCGACGACGCCCTGCTCGCGGATCACACCCGCGGCGGCACGGCGATGAGCACCGACCCGCAGGCGTCGGCCAACGACGAGGGGCTGAATCATCCCATCTATTTCATGGTGATGGACGTGGAGATCGAGCACAGGAGATGAGTGATTTTGACGGATACCAGGTCGGAAGCGGGCTGATCGGATCGGTGCTTGGCGCCGCGGCCATGTTGCTGGGGTTCAAACGTCGCGTCGACCGCCTCGAGGAGCGGGTTGACGGCGTGGTCACGGTTAAGGAATGCGAGACATGCCGCGTGCTTTGCCAGCGCAATCAGGAGTCGGTGTTCAAATATTTCCGGGAGAACAACCGGGAAATCAAGGAGAACCTGAACCAGATCAACAAGAAGCTCGACCGCCTGGCCGGGCTCGAGGAATGATCGCATGCGAGGGGAGAGGCAATACATCGGGTCCGGAGGGCAGATGTGGAACAGGATGATCTCGAGGGCGTCCGGATCGAGGAGTTCTACTCCTGGGCGGTCGGGAGGGCGCGGAGGATGAAGGCCGATGACCAGTCCTGCCGGGCAAACGGCGCGCGCTGCTATCCGTCGCTGTTCACCCGCGCCGGCCGGCTGAACCTGGATTGCCTGGCCTGCCACCGGGAGGAGAAGAGCGGATGAAACACCTGACGATTGTGCGGCTGTCGAGCACGTTGGAAGGCACCTTTGGGGTGTTCATGGAGCATCGGATTCCGTTCGCGGTCACCCTCGAGCGGCCGTGGCTGCTGAACCGGCGCAACCTGTCGTGCATCCCGAGCGGCCGGTACGTCTGCCGCCGGGTCGAGAGCCCGCGTTTCGGACCGACCTTTGAGGTGACGGACGTGCCCGGGCGGACGCATATCCTCTTCCACAAGGGGAACTTGGATAGCGACTCCGAGGGCTGCATCCTGGTCGGTGAGAGATTCGATCACCTGCGCGGCAAGCCGGGGATCCTGGACAGCCGGCACGGCTTCGAGGAACTTCTGCTTCGCCTGGCCGGCGAGGATCGATTCGAGCTGATCGTCCGGTGGATTCCGGGCAGCCTGGCGGGGGAGCAAGAACAATAGTGAAAGGAGGCCAGGAATGAATTACATCATCGAGCGACTGAAGGAGGCGTCGACCTGGCGCGGGCTGGTGGCTCTGGCCACGGCGCTCGGCGTGCAGTTGTCGCCGGAGCAGACGTCAGCCATCGTTGCGGCCGGCATGGCCCTGATGGGCCTGATCGGCGCGTTCACGAAAGACTCGAAATCGGCGTGATTCGGGCGATTGCCCGGGCGATCGCCAACCTGGCGGCCCTGCTCCTCAAGGGGATATCCCTCTGGGAGCATGGCCGGGAGGAGCGGGGATATGAAGAGACGCAAAAAGACCGCAAGGCCGTTGCTCGTGGCGATGCTGATGCTGTCAATCGCCGCGTCGACCGCCTGCGGTGGCGGTGGCGTCGTCTTGAAGGACGGCGCGATCACGAAAAACCCTGACGGAACCTGGAACGTGCCCGACGCCCAACTCGAGGACCTGATGGAATGCTGCGAGGCGGCGCTGGAGCGATGCAAGTGAGGCGGAAGCATGCGTAAACCCGGATCGTACATCAAGGACAAGGGCGGGAAGATCAAGCCCAACCCGAAATGCCCTGCCATGACGGCGCGCGGCGCGGCGGGCAAGAAGGACAAGGAGGCCGAACATGCCGCTGAAAAATAGGGCGCTCATACTGGCCAAGGTGGAATCGAGTTATGGCGTGGATGCATCGCCGGCGGCCGGGACGGACGCCGTACTGTGCGAACCGCCATCGCTTTCGCTGGTTTCGAAGAAACTCGAGCGCAACAACGTGCGATCTTTCATGGGGAAGAATGCGCCGGTGAACGTTGGCGAGGGGCTGAAGATCGCCTTCACGACCGAGCTGAAGGGCTCGGGAACGGCCGTGGACGACCCGCCGGAGATCGCGGCCCTTTTCCGCGCCTGCAACATGACCGAGACCATCAACCCGGGCGCATCGGTGGACTACGAGCCGAACTCAGCCGTTGGGATCCCGGACGGCGCTGAATCGATCACGATCTACTACAACCAGGATGGCATTCTGCACAAGCTCCTGGGCTGCCGGGGCACTTTCTCGATGAGCCTGAAGGCCGGAGAATACGGCAAGATCAACTGGGAGTTCACCGGAATCTACGCCGGGCCCGTCGACCAGGCCATCTCCGCCGGATCCTATGCCACGGCCATGCCGCCTGTGTTCAAGGCAGCGAACTTCAGCATCGACTCGTATGCGGCCGTGATCGAATCCCTCGAGATCACGCTCGGCAACGAGATCGCCAAGCGCCCGAGCGCGAACGCCGCGACCGGCATCCTCGAATGGTTCATCGCCGGCCGCGCGCCCACGGGGAAGATCGACCCCGAGGTGGTGGCCCTGGCCACGAAGGATTTCTGGAATCTCTGGGAGACTTCGAAGCAGATGGCGCTGTCGGCGACGCTCGGGGATGCGGCCTCAAACAAGTGCGTGATCACAGCCCCGGCCGTGGTGCTGGACGGTCTCGGCTACGAGGAGCGCGAGAAACTGCTCATCTACGGGGCGAGCTTCGGCCTTCACCCGACGGCGTCCGGAGACGACGAGATCAAGTTCAGCTTCCAGTGATTCGGAGGACCCATGGACGAAGAAGTTTTCGAATACGAGATCGGCGGCAAGACCTACATCCAGCGCAAGCTGGTGCTCGGCCAGATTCGGCAGCTCATGGCTATTTTGGATGGGTTGAAGGTGGACATGGGCATGTCCACCCTCGACTTGGTGGCCGCCCTGACAGACCGCCTGCCTCGAGCCCTGGCCGTTGTGCTGACGCCCGAAGGCGTCGCGCCCCGCGAGAAGGACATCGCCAAGCTGGCCGAAGAAATCGAGTTCGAGATCGACCCGGAGACCACTCTGAGGGTGGTGGAGGATTTTTTCGACTGCAACCCGGTCCAGGACCTGGCCCTGGGGCTCCGGGTGCTGGGGGCGAAGCTGGAGAAGCGGGCGGGGCTGTCGAGAGGATCGACGAGCTCGTCTGCTTCCTCGCCGACGGAGATATCACCCGCCGCGACGCCATCCTCTGGGGATTCACGCCAGAGGAATGCGGACCCTACGTCCGCTACCGCCTGAGGATGCAGACCCCTTCCGCCGGCGACCTGCCCGACCATTCAGGGCCGGCGGAGACGGAGGAAGCATATCTGGAAAGCGCGGCCCGGGCGGCGGCCGGGTTCAGCCTGGCGGTTGCTAAAAAGTGATGAGGACGACGACGACGAAGACGGCGCCCATCGCAAGGCCGGGCCGCAGCAGGAAGAAGGCCCCCCAGCTTACGAGAAGCCATAGATCGATCCACCGGCCGGCATCCCATGCCACGACGGCCGAGCCGAGACCGAGGAGCGCCGCCGGAATCAGGATGAACAGGCCGAAGAACCGAAGCCACGGAAGCATGAATTCATTTTAACATGCCCGGAAACACGATCAAGCTGATCCTGAAGGTCCTGGGGCGCGACAGCGCGGAGGACGCCTTCCGGGGCGTGCGGCAACATGTCGGCGCGCTGAATGAATCCTGCAAGAGCCTGACCGGCTCGTTCTGGAAGTTTTATCTGGGGCTTCAGGCCGCAACCGGCGCCCTGCGGGGGTTCTCGGAACTGATCAACACGCCGGCCATGTTCGAGGGGTTCCGGACCCAGCTCGAGACCCTGCTCGGCAGCGCCAAGGACGCGGAGCGGGCCTTCGACTGGATCAAGGACTTCACGCAGAAGACGCCCTTCGAGCTGCAGGAGGTGACCGACGCCTTCGTGATGCTCCAGTCGGTGGGCATCGACGCGGCCGGGGCCATGAAGTCCGTGGGCGACACGGCCGCGGCCATGAACCGCGACATCATGGACGCTGCCACGGCCGTGGTGTCCATGGAGCGGGAGGTCCTCAGGCGCTACGGCATCGATCTGCGGCGCGAGCTGGACAAGGCGACCTTCATCTGGACCGACGCCGAGGGGAAGAAGCGGGAGAAAGTGGTCGAGGGAGGCGACGAGATCATCCGCGCCACGCTTCTTTCGATTTGGAACGAGCGGTACGAGGGCGGCATGGATCGCTTCCAGACCACATGGAAGGGCATGTGGTCCAATCTGGCGGACTCGGTCACGAACTTCATCGACACCATCGGCCGCTCGGGCTTCATGGATTTTCTGAAGGAACGCCTGGCCGCCCTGAACGACTGGTTTGTCGCCGCGGCCAGGAGCGGGGAGCTGAAGGAATGGGCCAAGAAGCTGTCGGACACATTCACGGGGATTGCCCGGCTTGTCCTTGCCCTGGCCGAGGCTTTCGGCAAGTTCAGCCTGGCGTTGATGAACAACTCGCACATTCTGAAGGGCGCCGTCGCCGCGGCCGCGGTGTTTGTCTCGCTCAAGCTCGCTTCCATGCTGACCACGGTTGGGGATCTGGCCTGGGCCGTGAAGAACCTCGGCTTCGTGATCCGGTACCACGCCGTCACCGCGCTGACGGCACTTGCCGCTAACCCAGTGACGCTGGCCATTGCAGGGATCTCGGCGTTGATCGGATTGTTCGTTGCCTTCAAGGCCAGGGCCAAGGAGGCCACGGACGGGCTGAACGAGTTCCGGATGGGCCTGTTGGGCATGTCGGAGACATCCCTGAAGATCGAGGAAGGAAAGCTTGAGAAGGACCTGAACGCCTTGCTTGATCGTCTCGGAAGCCCCGGTGACGTGGTCACGCCGGAAGGGAAGAAGATCCACCTGTTCGATAAGCTTCTCACCCCGGAGCAGGAGGCCGAACTCAAAAGCGCCGAGGAGAAGCTCCAGGCGGTGCGCGACCGCCTGGCCGAGATGGAGAGGCTGAAAAAGGATCTTGCCGCTTCTTCCGCCGGCTCCGGAACCGGGCCGGCAGGCGGAACCGATACCCGCGACGAGGTGGCGAAGATCGCCGCGCGCTGGCAGGAGGAGGCCGACCGCGCGGCCGAGGCCTGGGAGAAAGTCCGCAGCGCCATGCAGTTCAAGGTGGATTCGGCCGGGTGGAGCGACCTCGAGAAGGAAGTCGGCGAGGTCACGCGCAGATACGAGCAGCTCTTCGACCAGTTCCGCAGCCCAGCCCAGCAGAAGCTGATCGAGCAGGCTCTGAGAATCGATGTGCAAGAGATTCTCGACCGGCACAATGCCCTGGCCGAAGAGCTGCGCGCCACCTGGAGCGAGGTGGCCGGCGAGCTTGGCGCCCGGGGCGGCCTGAAAGTCCGCCTGGCCGAACTCACGGGCGGCGACGTGGCGGCCGCGGTGCAGGAGCAGATCAATGCGGTGGTGGAGGCCATCGCCCAGGCCGACCCGGCGTCCGAGGGGTACGCCAGGCTTCTGGAGCTGCACTCCCAGTATGTGGACAAGCTGAAGGAGATCAACGAGCAGGCCGCGGCGGATATCGAGGCCCAGGATGCGAAATCCTTCCGAGGCCGGATGCAGGCCTTCACCGGCTACCTGTCGCAGAAGACGGCCGCGCTGGCCGCGGCGAACAAGACTTTCTTCCAGATCCACAAGATTGCCGCGGTGTCGGAGGGTGTGCTGGGCTTGCGGGCCACCATCCTGGACGCCTACGCGGCCGGCACGAAGGTCGGCGGCCCGGCTCTCGGCGCGGCCTTCGCCGCCATCGCCGGCGCGGCACAAGTGGCGAATCTCCAGGCCATCGCCTCGGCGAACTACAACGACAGCGCCGCGTCGACAGCGCTCGGCCAGGGCGCTGGCACGGCCACGAGTCCGGTGGTCACGGAGTCGAAAGAGGGAGCCCCGCCTGAAGCCTCCCGACCCGCACCGACGATCAACATTCATGTCTACGGCACGGTGACGAGTGAGGATGAACTGGCCCGCACCCTTGTGCCGAAACTCGCCCAGGCGGTGGCGGACGGAGCGCACTGATGAACCCGCTCATTCTGTTCGACAACCGCTTCGCCGACGCCGTGCCGGCCGCGAGCGCAACGGCTTCTGGCTACGACGTCCGGCATATCGCCGACGGCCGACCCTACACGTTCTGGCAGGGAGACGGGCCGGGGACATTCTACCTGAGCGTAAACTGCGGCGCGGCCAAGGCCGCCGATGCGCTCGGCATCGTGGGGCACAACCTGGGCACGGCCGGCGCCACCATATCGGTGGAGAGTTCCGGAAACGGCCAGGATTGGACCGAACGCCTGGCCGGGTTTTCTCCATCGGACGACCTGGCGATCCTGAAGACGTTTCCGCAGGCCTCGGACCTGCACTGGCGCCTGAAGATCGTTACGACGGCCGCGGCTCCACGGCTCGGGGTGGTCATGCTCGGCGTCGGGCTCCAGTTTCCATTCCCGCCCGACACGCCGTATACGCCCTTCACCGAGGATGTGGAGGCCGAAACGGAACTCAGCCAGGCTGGCCATGCGCTGGGCACCGTCATCCGCTACCGGCCCGTGCGCGTGACGGCCCGGTTTTCGCACCTGGCCAGAAACTGGGTCTTCGGCGACTTCCAGGCCTTCTGGGAGACTCACGCGGCCGAGCGGCGTTATTTCTTCTGGGCGTGGGATCTGGATGAGTTCCCTGCGGACGTTTTCTACCTGCGCCATCGCGGCGCCTGGCGCACGCCGCTTTCGCTGCTGGCCGTGGCCGACTCCGTCGCGCTCGAGATGGAGGGCGTACGGGCATGACATTCGCCCGCGAACAGATCGCCCGCACGCCCATCACCGTGGTGGCGCTCACACTGGACCGATGCGCCAACAGCTTCGGGGCCGCCCCCTGCACCGCAACGGGCGAGCCCTGCTACAACACCTTCAGCACCTGCAAGGACCGGCCGAATTTCGCCCGGGCCACGATGGAATATCATTTCAGCTCCGTGGACGCACCGCTTCCATGGCCGGGGCCCCGCCCCTACCTGAAGAAGGTGAAATACCTGCCCACCGAAATCCGCGACAGCCTGACCGTGAAGGGCCGAGTGGGCCTGGAGTTCGTGGACGAGTCTGATACGGACGTGGGCGTGGATCCCTATCTGGACCAGCGCTCCGCGGCGCCCGCGGGGACCTACTGGAAGAAACTCTTGGCCCGGGACGCGAACCTGAAGGGCCGCCCGGTGGAGATCCGCGAGGGGTTTCTTGGTGATGACGAGACGATCTACTCCAAGGTCTGGGCCGGGGTGATCGAGAGGGTGAGGCTCGGCCGCGGCATGGTCACGATCGAGGCGGCCGATCCGCTGGTGAAACTCTCGGACGTGGAAGTGCCGGCCAAGGCATCGGTGAAACTCGTGTCCGACATCGACGCATCCCAGACGGATATCGTCCTGGACGACGCCTCGGGCCTGCCCTCGCCGGGCACTGGCGACCCGCCGGCCTACATTCGGATCGACGACGAGCTGATCGGCTATACCGGCCTGAACGAGGCGGCCAACCAACTGACGGGATGCGTGCGCGGCGCCGAGGGAAGCACCGCGGCGGGGCACCGGGCAAAAGCCAAGGT